ATAGCTGACTTCTGTTGTATCAGTATCCTGACCATATGGCGCCATTGGATAACTTTCGTCTACTTTGTCTTTCTTGGGCTTACCGGTACCACCGCAATCTGGGCAACTCTTTGGACAAGTCTCATCGCAATCACTTGCTTCAGCTACTTTCTTAACTTTACCAGTGCCATCACATTTCCCACAGTCGCGATCCATACCGCCTGCTGCTGGCTTGTGACCTTTGCCGCTACATGCTTTACAAGTTTCGTCGCTTGAGATTGATTCGTTAAGTCCGCGTTTTTTCATTTCCGCAGCCACTAATTTATCTTGTAACTTAGCTATTTTAGAACCAAAACGACCTGCGGGCTTACTTGCCCATTTCTTTAATGTAGCATCACTCAAACCACTAATCTGATCACGAATTTCTTTTTCACTACGAGAGTCGCCCATACCTACTTGTTTTTCGTATGGCTTGTTGCTATCTGCTTCAGACAAGCCTGCTAGTTTACGTAGTTGTTCCATTTCGTTCATTGATTCGTCCTCTTTAACGCATGATCCTTTTTCGCCACGCTTCTTGCCTGGTACTTTACGGTATCCTTTCCAGCACTTGTCGTATATTTTGCTGTTGCCGTGTGCTTCTTCAATTCCTTCCCAATTTTTGGGATTGGGTTCATTTTTAAACATGGAAACCTTGCCTGTGTTTAATAACAACCCCTGTACTTGTTTACCAGTACTATCAGTAGCGAGGAACCATATTGAACTTTTATCTAATGGATATGGTTGTGTTTTTAATATTTCCATATCATTTTCAGATGCCCAGGAGTCTAGTTTATCATTACCGTGTTGCTCGCCTTCGTCAAACTCTTTGTCCATTTCGCTGCCAAGATCATCCCAACCTGCCTCTGAATCACCCAACTCCGCAGCCAGTGCCTTCATAAACTCTGGATTGTCCAGTTTGCTGTGAGCGTATTCGTCATCGCCGCCCAGTTTTGCTAGGTGGGCAACCATGTAATCAGTATCGTCTAACGTCTTGCCGTCATATGACATTGCTTTGGCAAGGCTGGGGATACCGTTATGTTTGTCGTAATCGCTGAGGCTGCCTTCATCAAGTTCAACACCTTCAGCATCAAAGAAGTATTGGCGAGTATCACGCTTGCCGCCGAAGCCTTGACCCATGTCTACAAGCACCTTGTACTCAGCTACTTCAGCAGGATCAGTTGTAACATAACCATCACTGTTACGAGTAACAACCTTCTTTACTGTGCCACCACGATAGTTGTCGCCAACTTCAGGTATGCCGCCGAACATTGCTTCTGTGACTTGACTTAGTTTCATATCAGTGTCCTAAACTTTGGAAAGTATTATCTGCTTGCTTGGTTGCTTCTGTGCCCTGGCCTTGATTAACACCGTTCATGATTGTATCGTATGTAGGACGCAGGTTGTCACCCATGATCTCATCTTTGGTTGGATACTTGCGAAAGTAATCAGCACCTTTCTCTGCTTTGATGCGCTCCAGCTCTGCCAAAAACTTTTCTTTATGGCTTTCACCGTAGAAGTCTGAATGATCAACTGCATCGTCTGCATACTCATCTTCTGCCAACAGTGCATCTTCCTCAGTGGGCATACGATCAACGTCATCTGCTAATCGCTCTGCTGCCTGCTCATTCTGTGCCATACGTGGCTCTTTAACATCATAGCATAGTACATGGTCATGTGCAATACCCATGTTAACTGCTAACCATACTTCCAGTATACGTGGGTTAGTTGGGTACTTTAGCACAACGTCTGTGCTACATACTTCTGAGATGCAGTTTACACCCTTTGCTCTCACAAATTCTACTGGATTTTCCTGGATTGGTGTACGCTTGAAGGGAGCAACACTGACTACATTATACTTTTGCAAGCACTTTTCCAGCATGTCCATGTGCTCTGTGCCGCAGTCGTGTGCAAATTTGATACGGTAACCGTATTCTTTTTCAAAACTTTCGTTTAAAATATCTTTGAATGATGACATAGTTGTATATCTCCTGGTTACAACTATTTATCTGATTATGTGTCTTTCTTGTCGCCTAGCATTTTGAGTAGTTCGTTACGATCCAAAACAGTAGCAGTAGCTTCTACACTGTCGTCTGCTTTTGCTGTACGTGCATCCAGGTTTGCTTTTTTAATCATGAGATCTATTTGTTTCAGCTTGCGTGACACTTTGCTGTCTTTGGCTTCCAGTGCAATTTTAAGCATGGCGGCTGCATTTGAAAACACAGGGCCTGCTGCCATGTCAGTCATGTTCATGCCCAAACTCATTAACTGCTCGTAACTTTCCACTGCCTGTACTGCAATGTCATCCATCTCTGAGTCATGCACTTCCATGCCACGCACTTCTGCTAGTGCATTGTTGATCTTTTCGCTTACACTGAGTGCTTCTTCCACAGTTTGTACATGATGCGTTACTTGTTCAGTGGTAGCATCATCTGCTAGATCTTCCATGGGAGGTAGGTTAAATTCTTCTTCTAATTTGCGTGACATATCAGTATTTATTTTTTCTTTTTGGGTATTCTGCTTTTTGTGACACGTTTTTTAGCATTACGCTTTTTATTAGTGTGGAAAATACTGTCTTCATTAATAACTTTAAATCTGATACCTTTTTGCTGACACCAGGCCTGAGCGGCTGCCCATTTTGCTGTGTTTACTGCTACTGCTATTTTGTCTTTTGTGCCTCTGGCATTTTCCAGTGTGGTTTCCTTACTGGGTTTTATTTCAATTAGTTCTGTGTGTTGTCTACCATTCTTGTCCTGGTATTGAATTAAAAAGTCAGGAACATAATTTGTGGCTTTTCCAGTAACTGGGTTTTGGTATGGAATTCTGATATTTTCACTTGCCCATTGAATGATGCTGGGGTGGCTGTCACAAAATTCACAAAACATTAACTCCCAACTACTACGATATGTGGGCATCTTTTTTCCCACATATTTTTCCAAATTTTTAACCTGATAGGTACCCTGCTTCCATTTACTCATGGCTTGATTTGTTTTGTGTATCTGCTTCTCTTATTGTTTTTTGGGTCAGATAATCCTATTCTGTTACCTGGTGGTCGTAATAGATTTATGGTTTTGTATGTATCCACAGCAAGTTTTAAACTTTCCTCGTTCAATTCAAAATAAGCCATTGGACTGGTATTATTGGATTCAGCAACCTGAATTAATACACTAGCCATTGCTCTGGCATTTGCTTTCCCAAAACCCAGGTTTTGCAATCTGCTCTGTATTGCTTCCAGTTTTACAGGATCTACCTGACTTTCAGGTGCCAATTCACTTAACAGTGTGCTACTTGCTTCTGGTAGAGGAAACTTAATAGTTGCTTTATCCAGATATGCAACCAAAGTATTCAGCGTATACTTGTACTTAATTTCGTTGCCAAATGTGTTATATAAATTAGACGACATGTTTATCCCCCACCATTTCCAGGAATAGGAGCGTTACCGTCACTGTCAGTTTCTGGAGACTGATTTGGTGAATTACTTTCTATAGCCTGGTTAATACCATCAGTAATAATAGGCACAATACCTCCCAATGCTGCACCAAGCGCAGCGTCCTTGATATCACCTCCATTAATTGCGGCACTTAAACCAGCATCTGCTACATTTATTAGTGTATTAACAAATGGATCATCTGTATAAATTCCGTTGTATTCACCAGAGAGCACTGCTTCGTCACCATATGTTCTGGTTCTGTTTGCATCAGGTGGTAAACCTGACCACTCGCCTGTCTTTGGGTTAAATTGAGGCTGAGCTGTACGTGGCCGCTCGTTACTGGAGCCCACACCTCCTAAAAACTGTACTTTTTCACCAGTCGCAGAAGGAGAACCCAAGTAATCCTCGTCATCCTCACGCAATGAATATGCTTTTCTGTCATCATCTGTGTGCTGGAAAGTCTTGATGCTTGAAAAGTCTTTCAAATCCTCAAAGCGATCCAGGTCTTCTTCACTTAACTTAAAGTTATAGTTACTATAAGTGGTAAATGCTTCATATTCAAAATCTAACTGGAAGTCTCTGAACCCTGCGTCATCACTGTAATCAATATTACTGGGTGTGAAGCCTGTCAAAACAGGATTAAAAATACTGTATTGCACACCGCGATTACCGTGATATAACACATAATCTATTCTTTCAAAAAAGTGCTTGGTCAAGTTGGGGTTGAAACCTGATTTGTTGCTGTCCCATACATCCGATATACCAAAATTACTGTTAGCTAATTCTGTAGTGTCATTTGTGCGGCGACCGCCTTCTAGGTCACGATCATTTTCAACACCACGGTTACGTGGATCCATATAATGGTATGAAAAATACTTCATCAGCATCAGCAACCAATCATTACCCACAGTGTCATACACAGTCATGCTCACAGGCTGATACTGAACACCTGTTTGCACAATGCGTTTACGATTGTAAGCATTCATTACTTCGGTATCAAATTTAACACTGGGTAAGTCAGCAGTTCTGACCAAACTGCTGATGGTTGTTCTGAACTCTGTTTGTTGAGGATCGTCCTGATAAAGCTGAGAATAGACGTCTCTGTTTAAAATAAAATTGACGTAACCCTGAAAGGTTTGTCTTACAGGGTTAGCGTCAGGTCTGAAACGATTAGCATTTTTAGAGTCACGAAAATAGAAGTTGTTTCCCGATCCTTTAAAGATATCAAAAAACCCTGCCATTCTGTAACTCCTAGTTCAGGCTAAATTAGCCTGCTCTGTTGCTCAGTTCGTTAAGCGAAGGCTCATCTGGGAAAGGATTGCCGCTATCAACTCTACCATTGACATCGTTGTCTCCCTGATAGTGTGTAGCATTATCGTAACGAATTGCAAGAGTAATCATTACAGGATCGTTAGTACTGTAGTTACCTTCACCGTATTCTACATTTTGTAGGAAACAGCCTTCCAGGAACCATACTTCTGACGCACCAGCATTAATACCGTCCATGACTTCAATTTGCATATCGAACTTGTAGTCGTTGCCGGCAGCAGGAGTTGTCTGCTGAAAGTGATTAACTTGACGCTGTACTTGTGCACCAACTAATTTGCTAACACTATTTGTAATATCATCACGAATAGTAACACTAATTGGTTGCCATTCATGCTTTCCATGAATGTAAATTTTGCTATTGTAACTATCAATTACTTGCTCTGGGAACTGTACCTGTGGGCGAGTCACACTTTGTACGTTTTGGGTCAGTGCTCTTGCTTCAGGCTCACCCGCAAAACCTCCCAACATTGTTACACGGAAACGATACTGTAGCTTAGGCATCAGGATACCTGAACCAGTGCTGCCAGTTACAGGAATACCGAATTTACTAACAGTTTCTGTTGTATTAATATTTGCCATTTTTATTTTCTCCTAGGAACTAACCAAGTTCTTGTTTTATAGTGATATTTATCATATCGTGCTCAAAAACATTAACTACTGTTTTAAAACCACAAAAAAAGGGCCCGAAGGCCCTTTATTATTGCATATAAGGTTATGCTGAGCCCAGTGTATTCTGAATACGTACTGGAATGTATATAAACTCTACTGCCTTAACTGGCTGTACAGCAATATCAATATACAGTTCATTACGATCAATACGTGCTGGAGTGTTGTTTGTGGTATCACAAACTGTCACAAAGTCAAACAAACCACGCTGGCTAACCAGGTTACCCAGGAAGCGATCAACTACAACCTTAGCGTTCTGACGTGTGATTTCATCGTTTGGTTCAAACAAGAATGGCTTAACGATGTCATCCAGTCTCTCACGTAGGTAAACAACCAAACGTGCAACGTTAACACGATCCAGTGCGCTTGCTTCTTGCTGTAGAGTCTTCTGACCAAATACTGCAATGCCTCTGCCTGGGAACTGTGCAATTGGGTTTACACGGTTGATATACAATGTATCACGCTGTCCTTCGTTCAAGCTAACTTGTACAAACTCGTTGCTTGTGGGGTCAACGTAACCCAGTGTGCTAGCATTAGTTACAACGCCACGCTGGAAGCCAGCTGGTGCAAACCATGGGAATGCCACCTGGTCGTTAAATGCGTATGTGCGCAGTGCCATATGGCTTGCAGGTACAATTACATCTTGACCTTCCAGGTTGCTTGTGCGACCGTGTGGATAGTAAACTGCTGCATATTCGCTTGCAGATGTTAAACCGTCATCGTCGTTGTTGCCTAAACCACTTGTGTTATTAGCCCAGTTTGAAATGCTAGTAGCATCTGACTTCAAACGTAATGGTGCATCTGCTATCACAAACGCTGTGTTCTTGCGATCACCGCTTAGTGTTAGCATTTCATCCAAACACTCTGTGTAACCAGGAGAAGCAATCAGGTTGAAACGATTGTTTTCGTTACGGATGTTGGTGTTGTTGTTTAATGCGCCTTGCATGCCAGCAACAATAACCTGACGCTGAGCACGGCGTAGCATGTAAGGTGAGCCGTTAGGCTTGTTACCGCTCTTGTCGTTCCAACGCTCATTAACTGCATCCCACTCTTTGATGTTACCGCCACTTAAACGCTTGTTCCAAGCCAGGATACCATATGGATATAAACTAGCCTGTAAGCCATTGGCTTCCAGATCGTCGTCCATTCCAGGTTGACTTACTGTACTGCGGAAATCACCAAACACAATACCGTCGTTTGTTAACTGATCAGTGTTGTCTACCAGTGCCCATGCGGTGCCAGTGTACTTGTAAATTTGTGGATAATTTTCCAAATCGTCTGAGTCGATCCATAAATCACCAGCCGAAAGTGTAGCACCCAAACTTGTTAATGTTGGCTCTGAACTAGCAATTTGTACATCGGCAATTGCAGTATAAGTTGTCCATGTACCAGCATTATTGTACAGAATATCAATGCGGTCATTACTAATTAGGTTATCATACCACAATGTTCCTGTACTTAGTGATCCAGTGACTTCTTCATCAGACGCAGTGTATGTTATTGGATTCCAGTTTGTAAACACTGTGCTGTCAAAGCCCAAGTCGCTTGGATTAAATCCTGGTACTTGGCCTGAACCGATCTCAATATTATAACCAGCATTACTAACAATTTGGATACGACTGTTATTACTTGATACTGTTAGGTCATCAGCAAATGTTGCTCCAGCGTCTGCTTGACTAACTGCATCTTGTATTGCAAGCACCATTGAGTCCACACTGATGGCGCTATTGGCACCGTCATCATATCCATAAAATGGTACCTTAATTGTTCCTAGTGAACCATTTACTACATCAGCATCATTAACTGTGATAGTAAATGAAGTTGTGAAATATCCAGAACCACTATTTGTGATATTAACTGCTGTGATTGCACCGTTTCCATCAACAGTGTCTACAGTTGCAGTGAAGTTACCACCGTTACCGTTGTTATCAACAACAACAATCGCATTGCCTGGAGAGTAACCATCACCACCATCTACAATAGTAATAGAATCAATGAAGGACCCCACACCTATGCCGCCAACTACTGCACTTAATACAGCATTTGCGCCTGTTGTACTGTTTGCAACAACGCTTAAATCAGCAACATGTGTGCTTATTTCAACTTCTGTATCAGTCAAAATAGAACTTTGAGCAGTATTGGTATCTAAACCGTTCCATGATGATAGTACAACACTTGCTTCAGTGCCGTCATATTGTGCCCAAACGTCACCAGCCTGTAAGCCACCAGCAGTAGAATAGTTATTCCATGCCTGATATGAATACTGTGAACCGAACACCTCTTGTGCAAGCCACTGTCCGCCAGTATATTGTCTTAGGTCAACAGTTGTACCCAAGTTGAATTCATTCATTTGTAGTAATAAGTCACCAACTTCCAGGTTATTATCATCAGATCTGCCGCCTATTTCCAGAGGTAAATTTGTGTGATATGCGACCTGGAAATCACCGCCCGTAGCTGTTACCCAGTTTGCTGAACCTACAAGTGACCATACTGGTCCACTAGCTGTAGAGATTTTTTCATAGATTTCCACAGAATCAGCAGTATCATAATCACCACCGTTATAGTCAAAATACTTAACAGCAAAATCACCAATGTTCCCTGAAAAAGAAGGTTTAATTTCGTTTGAGCTGTTTATTTCTGTTTCTGGTACTACTGAAACGCTCTGGCGTACCCAGCCACTTCCGTCCCAAGCCTTTAGACCCCAAATAGTATCAGCAGTGTCTAACCAATAGCTTCCTGCTATAGGACCAGTAGTGGGTTCAGTCGCTGAAGGTGACAAATCTGCTAAATTAACGTCAGCTCTCAAGACGTATGCACGATTTGCAATACCCAAGAAGCTGTATGCTGCAAACAAACCGTATTCGTTAAGCTCTGATGTAAGAGCCAGTCCTGAACTATCTGTTTGGAAATCTGGTGTACCGTAGCGATACAGTAAATCTCTCTGACTGGTGACTAGTGCTACCTCACCTGCGTTTGCCGCAGTTGTGCCTTCAGCAACACTCACACCATCTGGAGTTGTTTTATCCTGACTTGTAGCAATAACGATTAGTGGTACAGTGCCTGTGCCTGCAGGAGAGTAGAAACTCTCATCAATAATCGATACGCTAACACCAGGTGATACTAATTCTGCCATAGTTTTTCTCCATTGTGTTATTGTTATGGTTAAGTATATTTATTATATTTTGGAAAAAAACGCTTTAAACGGAAACACTTTCCGCAAATTTTGCTTAAAAAGATAAATAAACCTTCACACTGCTTTCAGTGTTACTTTACGCATTTTTTGCTGTACATATTGCACTGCTGTATGCAAGTCATCCAAAGTTCCATCATTATAGATATTGTAGTCCACATCAAAGCCTGCCCAGTCCCATTCAGAACGATGTACATCGCGGTACTTGGTTTCCATGATTCGTCTGCTTATAGCATTACCAGAATTGGCTTTGCATGCTTCCTCATACCATTCAGGCAGTTCGCCTCGCTGTACCCAGATAACAACACCGCCCAGTTGCTTGATTAGTGAGAGTTCGTTCTGAAAACGTGCATCACTGATCACCACACAAGGTACATTTTCAGTTTGTTTACGAATACGGTATTCCAAACTGTTTAACCAAATGTCCTGGTGAAAATGATCACGTAGCACATCTGTGCCCAGCAATTGAAGTGCTAGTCTGGGAGTAAAATTTGATATGCCTGTTTTGCGACTCCAGAACATGTCTGGTGTATCACGGAAGTCTCTGCTTTGCACAGTGTCGCCTTCCAGCATTTCTCTGGGCCATCCAAATATGCTGGCACATAAATCTTTTAGGGGGGCCGCAAAACTGTCTTTCACACAGTTATTGGATTCTATGAACATTTCTGCAACTGTGTCTTTGCCTGAACCGATAAAGCCTACTAAGCCAATTATCATGTGTGTGTCCTTTGTTGTTTAGCCTACTATAAATCCCAGTGGAGAATTTCCTTCTTCCATATTATGGAGTCGCTGTTTCAGATCAGCCAACTCAGCAATGGCTTCCTGTTTGAGGCTATCACCATTTAATTGCACAGATCCGCCTGCACCTGGTAAACCAGATGAATATTTGCTACGTGCTTCTCCCAGTATCATTTTGGCATTAGCCAGTGCATGATCACCTATCCATGGACTAGCATACACGTCACCCAGCAATGTAATTTCTGGCACATAGTTATACACTTCAATTGCAACATCTTCATCTGTTCTGATATTACGCAAAATTTTAAGTACCTTGGTGTTATGATTCCAGATAAAATCAAATTCGGATCCAAACACCCTGCCAGCCAACTCTTTGTAATGACTAAAGAAATCAAAAGTAGCGATGCCGCCTATTTGTCCTGCATTTAGCAGATACATATTATTGAAAGCAACATCAAATGGGTCAAAGTTACTGCCAGATCCACTGTTGGTGCCTACACCTCGACGGAACAATCTGCGAACTTCCATTACCTCATTGGGTAATGTGTATTCCTGAACATCAGGCTGTGTGTTTAAAATCATAACACTTTCTTCCACACTGCCTGAACTGAGCTGACGATATGTTGCCAGAGTTCTGTTTATTGCTACATCATAATGCTCACGGTCAAGCTCAACATCGACTATGCCGTCAGCCAAACGTAACTGTATTTCTCTGATTAATTCTTCACGATTTTGGTATGCCATACCGTTATTTATCAGAACACTTTAATCAGAATACAATGTTCGTTAATTCTGCCGTTAGCTTTGCTCTCTGTGGTAGTGAGCTCATTGTACAATTTGTCAAACTTGGTGCGAGCAAGTTTGCCTGCGCCTTTGAGTACCTCAGGCTTGCGCACTGTCTTTTGCACAGTGTTGGCCTCATCAAAGCCCACGATAGTTGTGCCTTTAACACCGAGCACTTTGATAAGTGGATCAGCAACGTACTTGATCAGCTTGCGGTTTTTAGTATTGTATACCCACAATGTGCTGGCATCTATAATGCTAACAGGATTGATACTGGCTAGCCCCACACTGGGCTCTGACTCTTTGTACTTGAGCTTGGCAATCAGCTTGTCCTTGCTGGGTGCTTTCTTGGCTCTGGTCTTACGAGTGGCTTTACCAGTGTTAATAATAGTATCGCAGGCAGTATGGATTGCTTCGTAGAATGCTAAAAACTTTTTGCGTTCTGCGGCACGGGCCGTAAAGAACTGATATCCTTCTTTGATGTCTTCGTCTTTGAACTCTAGAACTTCACGAGCTTCTGCCAGCATGGGAGCAAATGCGTCTTGAATAATTTTAGCATGGGCTGGCTTGATTTGAGGCTGATGACTCATCATTTCACGATAAGGATCAAACTTCTTGAGATCATATTGCTTGTCCATCCAGTCATCAATATAACCTTCCCATGTACCCAACAGTTCACTAACTTGCTCCTTCATGCGATCCTGAATGCTGGTAACTTTACCCTTGGGTTTTTCTGTGACTTCTTCTTTGGTTTCTTCCACCACAGCCTTGGCTTTTTCCAACAAGTTGTGATAGTATTGCTGGATCACATCCAGGCGTTCCTGATCCAGTTTGCCGCCTTGACTTAT